ATAAACAGAGGCAAAGAAGTCATCAGCAATGTGATTCGGGATGAAAGCGAACTCGTCAAGAAAGATGACATTATAGGATCCGCCTCGGACAGCAGATGAAGAAGTAGAGTTAGCCGAAATCTTGGAGCCATTTTCTAGTTCTAAAGATCCTTTATTCCATGATATGATACCCTGTTGCATCCATTTAGGTAAGTTTTCATAAGCAAGTTGTAATCTTTGAAGTAAGTCTCTTGCTGTAGATGCTTTGTTCGCTAGAATAGCTATATTAACATTATCGTTGAATACTGCATAATGTAACAAATATGAAACACAAGTCGTAGATTTACCCGTCTGGCGGGGCATCTTACAAATATTAAATCTGTTCTTGTGGAAATTATCAATTAATTTTTCTTGAAACGGATACATCTTAAATGGCACAAGACCGTGATCCAGAGAAACAATTTTAATATAATTTCTGGCAAAATAAACAGGATTTTCTTTACACTTTAAGAACTCAATAATTTGTTCTTCGGTAAATTCAATTTGTGTATTTGCTTTTTTTAGATTAGGATTACCAAGATAAACTTCACTCATAATTTAGTAAATCTCCCTCCACTGAAGAGCAGCAGCAACGCTAGCAGTGGCATTACCAGTAGTAGTGATGGTTCTTACAACAAGCACATAAATTTCAGAGTTTGATGAATCTATATTTTGAACAATAATATTTTTCTTTGCCTGACTTAACGTACCAGAAGCAACTGGTGAAAGTGAGTTTTGTGATGCACCAGAAGGAACATAACCAGATGCAAAAACATCACCATTATTGTAAGTTGTTGCATTAATACAAAACTCAACACCACTATTATCAGAAGCAGAAGTCCAAGTTAAAGTTCCCGCATTACTCAAATAAGCAGAACTTGGAAGTTTTATAACTTTATAAACAATACTATTTGTTTCACAGAATAATGAAATATTATTCAATTTAACTGATATTCTATTTGGATATCCCTGAAAAATATTTTTGAGACGAATGGCAACCAAAGGAAGTTCTGTTCCTGCTGGTGTTGGTGTGGTTCTTGTAGCAGTCATTGTATAAGCAAAGTCAATACCACTTTCTACATATCCACCTTCTGACATTACAGAAGAACAAATCTGATCAAATGATGCTCCAATACCTACACCAGTATTTCGGAGTTCGCAACGAACTGGTAGGTTTGGATTTGCAATATAAACTGTGCTCTGATAGTTGGAATGGTTGAATTCGTGTGCGGTGATGAGTTGTCCATTATGAGCAAATCCACAACGAACTCTACCAACACCTAACCACTGAAAATCTATAAATGCAAGTTGAGTTTTTGTAATATCTAAATTGAACCCAGAAGTTCCCGTTCCATCACATTTATCTCTGTTCCATTGTGATTGTGGAATCCTGGTTTCGGTTGCAATACCACTTACAAAAGTTCTGATTACCCAATTGTTTGTTCCAATACCAGTATTTATTCCATCAGAAGTATTAAGACCCACCTGTTCAAAATAAATTCCGTCTCTATCATCAAAATATCCAGTTCTTTTAGTTGCATTTCGTTGAGGAGCATAGAAGTTAAAAGAACTAAAAATTAGTTGTCCTTTTCCTGGTTGATAGTGATGATAAAACTTCGTTTGATGAACACTAAATGCAGTTGTTCCAATACCAGTTTGTAATCTTGCACACGCTTGGTTTTGCAAAAATGATACTGTTGAACCTGCACCAGAAACACTATCCAAAAAGTTTGGGTCAATAGCATATAAGTGCTTGTAGTCGCCAAGAGTAAATGGTTCAGAAACTCTACTCCTACCAAATGCATCAACAGCATTTGTATCTGGGTTGATAGTAATAAGAGTATCTGATGAAATTCCAACAGTTCCAGTAACTGGAAATGGGTTGTCAAGTGTAACTACCTCGCCATTTTTATTGGCGATCATATTAACTTCAAAAAGAGTTCTCTCTTGATTTAAAAAATCTTGAGTACTTTTATTAAATTGTGCCATAAATCACTGACCCCAAGACAATCTCTCTGGTTGATATCTTTGTGCGTTTTTAATTCTTGAAGTATTTACCTGATTTGGATAAACGTTATGAACGATTGCTCCAGGATATTCTCCTTGGATTTGTTCTGCAAGTTCATTTTTGGGAAGCATCTTGCCTTCCACTTCCAAACGATACATCTTCCCTTCCCAAACAACGTCGGCAAAGAAAGACTCGGTTGCTTGTTCTGGTTGAGAGGAACCTACATTTAGAGTTCCATTGAAATCACCATTGATAGTGATACTTTCTGAAATAAATTGTTGAAAAGATTTCATTTTAGTTACAGTTCCAACGACGTAGTGCTTTGTTAATTCTTGAATCTGGGTCTCTTGCAGTTTTTGCAGAAGTCAGTTTTGATTTCATGCCTTTCATTCGACGGCAGAAGTTAGCACGGCGTTTCGCTCTTTTACCTTTTGGTTTCTTCTCAGTTACTGCAGTCTGAAGTTTTGAACCAGGATTCTCACGACGATAAGCATCTACTGCTGCTTGACTCAATCCATCAGTTTTATCCTGACGATTGACTTTCTGCCAATCTTCCATAAACTGTTGGAAGGTTTTTAAGTCTGGTTCATAATGTGCAACCTGCATCTCTTTTTTAGGTTCTTTTTTAGCAAGTGGTGAATTGATTCCTTGTCTAATCTGTTGATATTTTTGATCTATTTTTCCAGCAGCACCAGGATTCCCTTGCTTCAGTCTATCAACATCTTGTGGAGTCATTCCACCCATACCTGTTGTCTTTTTACCACCAATTTCAAAACTAGGACCTTCACCAAGTAAGTCACTACCAATACCTTTAGTTGGTTTTAATGGTTCTGGTTTGATGATATCAATAAACTCTGCGTAATGATTTCCATTAGCATCTTCAATAGATACGCTCTCCTTATTCATTTCACCACTATCAACATAATCTGCTGCAGTGTCGATGTAATCAGCTGCTTTTGTAATCTTTGACTGAACCCATGCTTCTATCTCACCTTCACCTTTCTTCATTTTTTTCTTAAGTCTATTTGCAGCCTTAATGATTGTTGAAAGTTCTGAACGAGCCATTGAATACTCGTGGTCATAGGCTTCATTAGCAGGATGGACCGTTGCAATATTAAATTTTTCTTGATTTGATGGTTCGTATGGTATTGAAAACATGGACCAATATTTTGGACCATATCTGCACTCACGCATCTTTTCCATTTTTTTGCACTTTGGACAATATCTCATTTCATTTTCAAAAATTGGACCATCCCAATCATATGCAAGTGCATTAGTACTCTCTGATTTTGTTCCCCAGTTATCAGCACCTTTTTTGCGGCATTGAACAAGTGCTCCAGATGCATATGCACTTGGCCAAACCTTAAATCTTGCTTTTACTTTGTGATAACAGGCATCTTTGTTACCACTACCTTTGCCTGGTTTATCTTTCGATGCTTCGTTGAGTTCCATTGCTTCTTTGATTCCTGGTTCTGCTTTGACGTAATTTTTATCTTTTTTGCCTTTAGCAAAAGTTGGAACATTTGTTGGTTTTGCTGCTCCAGATTTTTGTTGCTGCCCCTTATCTTTTTGACGCTTACGGCGAATTGCTGATCTAATTAACGCTTCACCTTTTTTACCTTTTTTCTTTAAAGACTTTAATCTTCCGCTACTAAAACATTTAGGAGTTTTAGTTTCACCTGGTTCATTTGCACATGGAGAACCATCTGCCTGAACCCATCCTGGTTTTCCACTTTTAGATTTGGAACCTTTAAACCAATGGTGAAGGGTTCCTTCATTAATCCAATCATCTGGAGTTTTTTGATGCTTATCAACAAATGCATTATGCAATTGTTTAGCAGTCATATCATGCTTTTTCATAATTTTTCTCATGAGACCATCAATAGAATCATAAGAAGTATCATCTAATTTTTTTAATCCTGATTCGAGTTCTTCAACAGCATCATCCTCACAACCACAATGCTCCTTTACATCTTTAAATTTCTTATGATGTTTTTTAGCATCTGCCTCCATTTTTTTCAAACGAGTATAATAATCTGGAATTTCATCTAGATGCTGAAGAGCAATATCTGTTGCAAGATCTTTATCCTTTGTGTGTTCATGCTCGATTGGAATTCCCATTTCAAGTTGCTTTTTTATAAAAGAAACTTCAAGGCGATGTTTCTTTGCAATTTGTTCAACTGTCTTATGGGACTTTACTTCGTGCATTTCATTGAATGGAGATTCGGATTTAGTCTCTTCACCACGTTGTCTTTTTTTACGAGCAGCACAATGAGCCTTTTGAGAAAATCCACTAGGATTATCACAATTTATTGATCTTTTATATTTGTCAGACCAACTCATTGAAAAAACACATTACTCTTTATTATTTAGAAAACCTTGTTTAAGTAGTTTTGACAAATCGGCAGTTGATCCAACAAATAGTGCATTATTGTTAGTAACATTTGTTGTTTTAACCTTATCTTCTTCTACTTCCTTAAGTTTCTTTTGAAGGTCAATCAACTTATCAGTTGTATCAGCAACACTTTTAATGAGTTGTCCAGCAACTTCATATGCCCTAGGACTACCACCTTCTCCCGCAAGCTCCATAATGCCATTGATGGCCTCTTGACCTTTTTCAATCAAAGAATACAAATTGGCACGAGTATATTCATAATCTTTTTTAATATCATCTTTATTTCCACCAACAATTTCAACATCTGTTGGTTGTTTTTCAACGATGCTAGAATCTGTATTAAAGGTCAAATCTAAATTTTCATATCCAGGCATGATATTTTATACATCTCCACCTTGAACAATATTGTATCTTCTAGAGTCTGTAAAGAATTCCGTTGTCTCTGAGAATCCAAAGTCATCATCTGGTCCAAGAAGTGCATCATCAATTTGTGTTATGACTCCATCATTGTTCAGATCTTCAAGTGCCTTTGGAGTGACAGTATATCTCATTTCCCTCTTAGCAGAGGTTGTATTTGTACCACTATATGTATCAACTTGAACTTTTCTGATAAGACCGTCTGTTGTATCGGAAATGGCACCAAACAGATATGTTTTAACAGTAAATGATAGTGTATAAATTAAAGCTCTTCTTGTACTGAAATCACCTTCATAATCATCTGTAAATGAAACATTATTCAGAATGATTGGCATATCTCTTTTTTCTCCAATTGAATCCACTAAGTCAATTGTTAGATTCAATGCTGGTTGAAAGCATGGTAAAAT